GGACCGACAATTCCGGCCAGCGGGGTCAGCGTCTCGATATAGCGCGCAAAACCCACTGCCTCTTCGGCCTGTGCTGCGCGCGACAGCGGATTGTCATAGATCACTTTGATCGACGCGCCCGCCTCACGATACTCGGGCGGCGGCGACGGAATATATCCCGTCTGCATGCCGATATCCAGCTCGCGGGCAACTTGCACGTCCAGCCATTCGGTCTCCAGGCGGCTTGCCGTGGGGGACAGCATCATGCCCTGCAACCGCGTGATTTCCAGCACTTCGGTAGCTGTCATGCGATCCTTGCGCTCCAGCAGCAACGACCAGACTTTTTCCAGGAACGCATCTCGGATCACAGCGCGTTCGTTGTTCAGCATCTCCATGCCAATCGGCAATTGCGCGCCCGTGTACAGAGGCTCAACCATCCGGCGGCCCATAAAGTCCATGCCGCCTGCCGTCGTGCCGCCGGGCTTCAATTGAATGCGCGACAGCACCCCATCTTCAGGTGTCAGCAGTGGTGGCCGCACCGCCATGTGCCCAGCTTGCATCAGCGTCTTGCTGATTTCATTCGCCGTGCGGATCGTGCCCAGTACCGTCATCGCGGGACTGCGGCCATAGATTTCGCGCGGTCCCCTTGCGTAGCGCGAAAAGGCGATCGGCATGGTCGCGTAGCCGCCTTCGCGGATTTCGACCTTGTCGGTCATGTCGACATAGATGCTTTCAATGGGCATACGCCGAAAATCGAGGCGTTGTTGGTCAAGATCCTTGCGCGGCCTAATCACGTGCAGGACGTCAAACTTTTCGTCCCAGCGATTATTCTCGATGGCTTTGGTGACGCCCTGCGGCAACGCTGCGCCGTCGAACATCTGCGCATATTGGCGCGCGGTCAGGCTGAACTTGCGGAACACCGTATCGATGCGACCGCGAAAATCCTCGTCGACAAACACCTCCGACATGTGGAGGCACTTGTAGAACATTCCGCGACCCTGCCAGTGGTCGATCCACAACGGCCCGTTGCCATAGGTTCCCAGCGATCGCGCATTGACCCCGGCCTCAGGATCGAACCCTGCTGACGGCGCATATCGCATTGCAAAAATGCGCTCGACGGCGATTTCCAGCCACCGCTTCATCGCGCCCATTTCATTCAGCGCTGCATCGGTCGTCTTCAGATAATGATACCGCTCGCCGCGCGGGGCGATCATGCCGATGACGGCGGCCTGGAAACGGTCCAAAGCGACGGGCCCGGTATGATCGAAGATATCTTCGCCGACGATTTTGCCCGGACTGCGCGCGTTGAACGCGCCCCCGGCCACGGGGTTAACCCGGTCATCAATTTCGCGCCAGATTTGTTCCCAGGCAAAGCGCGCCGACGCCATGCCGCCAAAGGCGTGCAGAATGCTATCGGCGCGCTCGCTTGCCGGACCCATGGCGGCGCTTAGCCAAAGGCCAGCGAATGGGCGTCAAATTCTGCCTGCTGCCCCGCACCGATGGTCAGTGGCGCGGCAAGCTCCAGTCGGCTTATTGCCTGCCCGTTGTAATCCATTAGCCACGCATGCGTGACCGTAACGGTGCCGTCGATTTTGTCAGCGCGGGGCACCACCCGATGCGCAATAGCCAACCGACCTTTGCGGTTGACGGCCTCGCTGACGAGCTCGGGCGGAATGTCGGGGTGGCCGGCTTTGTCATCACCAAACAGCACATGCAGCGTCCGACCAGCGGCGCGTTCATGAATGGGGGTGTCGAAGTCAATTGAAACCGCCGCGGCCTTTTTAGGTTTGGTCGCTTTGCGCTTGGCGGGCTTCGCCGGCGATGCAGCATGTTCAGCCTGGGCGCGGGCATCTACAAACCCTGCTTCCCGCGCCCGCGCGTCGGCGGCAATTGCCGCTTCGTCCCGCGCCAGCGCTGGCGCAATCCGGTCAGTATGTTCCTGCTTGGTCCCGCCTGTGCCGTCACCAGCGCCGGCCTTGCGACGGGTGATTTCCTCATCGAGCGCCTGCAGCACCTTTTCGCGATTGTCCATGCCCGCCTCTTGGCCAAGCGCGGCGGCCAAATCGTCATCGGTAGCGGCCGCGAGCAAGGTTGGCAGTTGTTGAGCTGGGGCTGTCAACATCTCTAGAACGGTCTTGGTCGGCTCGGTCATGATTGTTTCCTCACTGGCCCAGCAGGGCCTTGGCACTCTGGGCAGGTGGCTCGACGCCAGCCGGGCCGTTGATCAAGTCTACCAGCCCACCCCGGCGCCGCAGCAGCCGGTCGCCTGCAATCTGGCCGGGGCGAACATCGTCACGCTGTGCAATTGGGGTTGGTCCGGGGACTTTGGGCTTTTTGAAAAGGCCCACCGCCGCCCCGATGGGGGAGACCAGGACTCTGCCCACGGTCTTGAACACTTTCATGTCAGTGACCCTCTCGCGATGGTACGCGGTGGCAGGGCATAGCAACCGACGGAAGCACTCACGAATACCGCCCACTCAGCTGAACGGTCGATAGTCGCTTTCGACCTTCGGCGGCGCTGCTTTGTGCCACGGCAGCATGCCCATCGCATCCGCGACAATCCGCCCTTCACCGCTCGCCACCATCAGATATTGGGCCGCATCGTGCACGTGGCTGTATTGGTTTTTCACTGGTTTGTTCTCATACCGGTCATCACCGCCTGCCAGCGCCGTGCGGCGGAACACATAGCCGCTGTTGAACCCGCGCCGCAGCACCTTGCAACGCGAAGAAATGACCAGCGCAGGCCGCCCCGCATCAATCAGCCGCTTCAACGGGCGGCGCACCGCCTCCAGCCGCACGTCGATGCTGTTGTTGGCCACCGGCGCTGGACGAATGCGCAGCCCAGCTGCCTTCGCCGCGATCTGCAGCCAGGTCATTTCGTTGCCGCTGCCATCGGTCCCGCGCGCGGCCGCCGGGTCACACACTGCCCATTCGACATCGAAACCAGGGAACTGTGACTGCAACAGGTCTGCCAGCGCCTCGCCAAAGGCGGTCGGGCCAATAGTGCCCAGGTCATCGCCGGGATTGGCGACGAACCACGCGAGCTCGGCCAGGATCACAGTTTGCCCGAACGCATTTTGCTGTGCGATCACCGCCGCCGGCGTCAATCCCGCATCCATACCTATGCGCAACGGAATACCCTTGACCGGGCGCGCATCGGCCACGACATGCACGGTGTCGCTGAACTCAGGATAGACCGGCATCCCTGCCCGAACCGCCCCGAATTTATTGTCAATTAAACGCGCAATTTTGTCGGGCCGCATGCCAAGTAATTGTTTTGCATAATAACCTTTTTCAAGATTGTGCAGATTTTCTGCACTAGGTTCCCGCGCACCAGGCTGGCGGTGAAAGGCGATCAGTGGGCGATCAGCGCCTATTTCATCCGCGATTCGCTCGCGTACCTCGTCAGGAATGTTTTGGTCGATAAACAGGTCATAAACCCAATTATCCTCGTCAGGCGCGTTGAAGTCCGCGAAAATCTGGGAAAAGGGACAGCCGCCTGCCAACTTGCTAGGGTAACGGCCGATGCGGCCGATGCCGATTTCGATGATTGACCGCGGCAACAGATCGAGCTCGTTGGGCCACAGAACCGTCAGCTCCAGCCCGCGTAGCACGTCCTCGACGGAATGCTCGCCAATGGCAATGAACAGAACTTCCATGTCGAGTTGATAATAGCCCGGCTTGCCACGTTGCCCAATGTGCATGGTGAATTCGTGGATCCGTGGCGCGCCCCAGCTCCACCGCCCATCCATCTTGCCGTTCGGCAGCCTGAAGATTTCGCGCCAGGTCTTGATCACCGTGCGATCGAGGTTCGGGTAAGTATCGCGCACGACCCCTACCCGGCACCGCTTCACGAAACAGCCCCGGCGCTCATCCCACATCAGCCGCTGGCGCATACCTGCCTTGATGCACTTGACCGCTGCAGCTGTGGTCTTGCCACCTCCAACCGGTCCCATTATGCCGGTGATGATCCCGGTGCAGTCAATGAAACGCTGGGCGACCGGTCCAGCCGGCTTCATGACCCGCAGCAGACCGCTCATTCCCCTAACCCCTTTGCGGTGAAGCAAAATTTGCGGGCGCTCTCAGCAGACAGATAAGGGAGGGCGCGACCGCAAGGGTCGCCAGAATTTCTAAACTGCGCGTGCGCGACCCTAGAGGGAGAGGAGCGGCGGCGGCTGGGGGGGGCGGGGGGGGTCTGCGCCGATCCGCACCAGCCGCGCCGCGCGTGAAGCTGTGAAAGCTTACGCTTTACTCGAGAAATGCGCGCGCATTCAATGCGTTGAGTGCTTCGTTCCGACATCATCATTCCGAACCCTCTTCCTCGCCATCATCAAACTGTTGATTTTCCATCATTTCACCATCGAGGCGCAGCAACGGTTCGCCGGTCGCGCCTTCGACCAGCCCGCCATCGATCGGCAGGCCGCTGCGATCCTCGACCCACGTCACCTGACCATGTAAAGCGACGTCCGCCTTGACCGGCATCTTGCTTTCCATGAACGGCATCAGCTCGCTTGCCGCCCGCGCCTGTAGGTGCGCCGCCGCCAGCTTGTCGCATCCCAGCTCGGCGGCTAGCAGCTCCACCGGCCTGCCCTGAATGCGCATCAGCGTGATGCCAGGGTGCGGCCCGAACTGCAGCAGATACCGCGCGAAATCGTCGTTGCGCTTGTTCCGCGACCCTTTCTTGCGCCCACCAGCGCCGCTACGCCGCCGATGCTCGCGCACCGCGGCTGCCATGTCGCAGTCCAGCTCGTCTTGGATCGCGAGCACCTCTTCGGCATCGGGCAGACTGTGATGCCGGTCGCTGTCCGACAGGTCGATCGGCAGGCCGACCTGCTCGCCGCCCGCCGCCGCCAGATCAGCCTCGAAAGCCGCTCGCTCGCCCGCCATCTCGCCGGCCAGCTGCTCGCCGAAAAAATCGCCCGACCCGCGCGCCTTCGACACCCTAATTCCCCCTATTTAATTGAAATCGCCAGCATTTGTTCCCGATCGACCGCATAGCCCGATCACTGGCAGACAGGACAAACCGGCAAGATGTTACCGCTGTTACCGCTCCAAAGATGATAGGGTAACACTTGAGGTAACGGCTTATGCATTGAAAAATATAGATTAATATACATGTTACCGATGTTACTGTTAAATCATCATCCCATACGTGTGTGCGCGCGCGTGTGTGTATACGCGCGCATGTGACGCGCGCGCGAGGCCGGTAACACCGGTAACACATCAAAAAGTTTAGCAATTCAATAGTTTGCGCGTTACCGCTGCTGTTACTGTTACCGTCATCAATGCGGTAACACGCCCCCCCGGACCCGTGTGGATCACCAGTCAGCCGCGCCGACCCATTTATTCGCTTCAAACGGGTCGGGGCGCAAGCAAAAAAAAGAAGACGGAGAGGGAAGAGGCAATGAGACGCGGCCGCACCGCGCCGGGCTAAGGCTCGTCGCTGGCCGCGAATTTTGCCTGTCTGACGGCCCGCTTGACCATCGTTGGTGTATAGATTAACTATACAGCTAAGCGCATCGCATCGAGCATGCGCTAGTCCAGGGAAACTGACATCATGGCCGTATCTGACCTCACCATCGTCGCCGATCTTGGCTTGCCCTTTACGACTGCTGCCATCACGGCCGTCGCAACGATCCGGGAACGTGCCAGTGAGCTGCGCAGCCGCTCTTACGCACGCTTCATGGCCACTGAACGAGATGGCGCCGCTATGCAAAGCTGGAACCGGGACACGCACCGTATCTGCGCAGCCGAAGACGCCATGCTGCTGGCTCTGCGTAATCGGGTGGGGGATTTCACTGACCGGCCTGCCGTCATCGTTATTGCCCGCGCCATCCCTTGCTTCAATGGCCGCATTCCGGCGGGCCGTTATCGGCTGAAGGATCGCCGCGAAGGTCCGACCAGTGCGCGCTGCTACGATCTGGTCGGCATTGGCATTGCCGATGCCGGTGCCATCGCCGCGCGCGCGGTGGCGCAATGGCTGGATGATGGCACTGCCACGCTGCTGGACCCGGGCACGATCGCTCGCGAACGGCAGCTGCTGCAGCTGCGCGGCGCGGCGCCGCTGCGCCCGCATGGTGCCCAACATAGCGCAGACGTCACCGGTTTGGCCTTGTTTGAACCGACTCTGTTCTAGGCCGGTCATGCGTCTTCCCACGCACGGCTGTACACCTGGTCAGGGTCGTCGATCTGCAGGAACAAGGACAGCGGCACCGCCGTGCATTTGGTCAGCGACCCGGCAATACGAACGGTCAGGCCGGTGACAGCGCTGGGCAAGCGCCGGGCGGCCTGAGCCCAGACACCTTCGGCCCCGCTGCGCGTCTGCCAATGTGTTCCCTCATAGAGCTTGGCGAGGCCTTGGTGCGCACTGGCCAGCGCCAGATAATCAAGCCCCGGCGTCAGCTTTTTCAGGTCGCAGACAACTTTCAGGCCGATCCGCGCCAGCGCGTCGCTTGCGACCTTCCGGCGCGTCGCCGTATCATGCTCCATATCACCAGGGCGCTGCCGCTCGACCGCCTGCAGCACCCATTCACTGACCAGTCGCCGGTCGCCACCGCGCACCAGGTCGACCGGCGTTGACATTAAATGCTGAATACAGGCCAGCTTGTCATCGGTTGCCTCGGCCGTCTCGGCCAGTCGCTGAATATCCAGCAGGCTGCCCCACCCCGCCAGCGCCTCCTCGTTTGGCATATCAGGTTCGAGGACCAGGTGCGCCGCCGCCAACAGGGTGCCGAACTGATCGGCCGCGCGGCCGCCTTGCCCACCATAATCGATCAAGGCATCGCGATACGCCTCCAGCAGGCGCGGCCATTCGTGCCACCGGTCCACGATGATGCGGTTGATTTTCGCGCCAATGTCGCGAAACGTCTGCTTGTCGAACCCCACCTTGTCGCGCTTGCCGGCAGGCAGCTCGTCCAGCTCCAACAGGGCCATACGGCTGCGATCCTGTGGCAGCATTGGCGGCGTGTAGATGGAGCTGAACAGAAAGGCAGACCGGGCCACGAACTGGTGACCCTCATGATTGTTGCCGCCGCGGGCAATCTCCCCGCCCGATGCCGCCTGCCGCGCCAGCTCCAGCAGCGCCTGCAGCTTGCGGTTGTCATCGCTCGCCTCAGCCTCGTCAATAGCTACCGGCAGCGATTGCTGGCCCAATATTTGACGGATACCCGCCTCGGTCGCATTGGTCGATTGCAGCAACGCCCCGTCAAAATACCATTTGATCAATTTCTGCAGCGTCGATTTGCCGGTCGCCTTGTCGCCCGTCACCCAGGCAAGCGCGCGCCACTCGATCGCATCACCCAGGCGCGCCTGCACCATCCAGCCCAGCAGCAGCCGGGCATCGAGAGACGGCCGCCGCCAATTCCAGCTGCACAGCGCGCGCAACAGCTCTTCGCCCGGACCGCCTAGTCCCACCACTACCGGGTCGGGGTGCGGCCGCGATAACGGCGGCTGCGCTGGATAGACCTTGCCGTCATACATGCCGGGCCGCAGCCAGCGCCCGCGCATCAGGATATGATTGCCAAAATGCATGACCAGATGGCCGTCATCGGTTTCCCAGGCACCGCGGCCGCGCACCATTTCGCGCGCGTTCCATACCCCACGCGCCGCCGCCGCATCCATCAGCGCGATCGACACATCATCGGCCCGCCAGCCGGTAACGATCCACTCTTCGCGCTCGTCGCCATACTCGTCCTTGGACTTGACCAGCTTCTTGCGCGGCCAAGCCTGAAACAGATAATCGCTGTCGGGGGCAAACATGCCGACGATATGCTTGTTGGCCACCTTGTCGCAGGACAGGCCGCGCAGCTCGCCCAGCGTCGTCAGAAAATAGAACACGCCATTTTCGGTGCCCAAAGCGATCACCGGACAGCCGTCAGGCAGCGCCTTGACCGGCGGCGCGGATCCATTGCCGCCCTGCCCGTCATCCGGTGCGGCATCGGCAGCCGGATCATGCGCGGCCGCCAGCACCGCCGCTACACCATGGAGCCCGGCGCGTTCAGCCATGCGCCACCCTTTCCTGTCCTGATATTCTCGCGGCAGCAGCAACTTCTGCCATCGCCATTTCGTTGATGTCCTTGAATGGCGGCGGCGGCGGCGCGACCAGCACGGTGCGCCCCGCTGCCCGGTGCGCCGTGATGGCGCGGCGCAGCTGCTGGGCCGCGGCGCTGCCGGGTGGGTCATTTTGCGCCAATATGATAAGCCGCCCCATTTGCGGCGGCAGCTGCAGGTGGATCAAGTTGGATAGAGCGACAAAGCAAATGACCCGGTTGCGCGGCTGGGCGACCGCAGCGGTCCAGCCATCCTCCGGTCCCTCGCTCGCATAGACATCGATGCCCGGCGGAATGTCACGCAGCGGCTGGCGATGCTCGCCCTTCCACAGGGGGATATGCCCGCCCTCGAAAAGCCCCAGCACTTTCTTGGCCTTGTTCGGTTTGCCGCGCTGGTCATAGCCCAACACGTCGGCGCCGGCCTTGCCGGTCCCTTCGGCGTTCAGCCAGGTCCGGTGCGTCGCCACATGCTCGCCGGACAGCAGCGTAATGGCATGCACCATCGCGGGCAATTCGGGCCCTTTGAAACCATAGGTCAGGCGCGGGTGGAACCGCACCACCCCTGGCGCGCGTGGCAATATGCGCAGGTCGATGGCCCGGCTGCGCAGATAGGTTTCCACCGGCGTTCCCGGCCATGGCACCCCCTGCTGCCAGCGCGCCCGCGCCGAGGCAGCCGAACGCGCGCGCTCGGCCTCGGCTTCGGCGGCCTTTCGCTCCTGCTGCGCGCGCGCCTCGATGCGGTGCCGCTGGACGGCGGGCGGGTCCAGGTGCGTCAGGTTCAGCCAGCTTTTCGCCCAGGCCACCGCCTTTCTGACGTCATTGCGGAACAGCACCGCCGCCACCAGCCCCA